ATAGCTTTACAATTAATCAAGTTGAAGATAATAATTTTTACGGTTTTGAATTAGATAAAAATCATAGATATTTAATGAGTGATTTTACAGTAACACATAATTCAAATGGTAAATCAAAATTAATCGAATTGTTTGTAAGTTGTATGGGCGAGTATTCAATTAAATTTCCAATTACATTATTAACAGGTAAAAGAGCTTCGTCAAATGCTTGTAGTCCTGAATTAGTAGTAGCAAAAGGTAAAAGATTTGGATATTTTGAAGAACCAAGTGAGAATGAAAGAATTAATGCTGGTTTAATGAAGGAATTTACAGGTGGGGATAAAGTTTATGCAAGAGGATTGCACAAAGATCCAATTGAGTTTAAACCGCAATGGAAATTAGCATTATTGTGTAATGATATTCCAGAAGTACCTCCACATGATAATGGTACATGGAGACGTATGGAGATAATTGAATTCAAATCAAGATTTTGTGAGAATCCAAAAGAAGACCATGAATTTGCGATTGATAAGAAGTTATCAGAAAAATTAAATGGTTGGAAAGAATTATTTATGTCATTGTTAATTGATAAATATTATGTATTATATAAAAAGCATGGTATTAATGTACCAAATGAAGTTGTTAAATTTACATTAGAATTTCAAAAACAATGTGATATTTATACTGATTTCTTAAGTGAAAAGTTAGATCAAACAAAAGATATGTCTGATATTTTAGAGATAAGTTTAACATATGATGAATTTAAAGTTTGGTATGAAGAAACATTTTCACATCATAAATATCCATCGAAAGTTGAATTTAAAAAATATTTAACTAAAAAATATGGTAAAAAAATAATAACAGCTAATGGTATTAAAGGATTTAAATTTAAAGATTGTGTTAATGAAAAATTTAAAAGTTCATTAAGCAATATTGATATTGGATATTAATTTTTTTTATAAATAATTTATTATAATAAATTATATTATATTATAATTTACTTAAAATAATTATAATATAATAATATAAATGAGTTATCCATTATTTGGGTTATTATATAGTACAACAAGTTCATTATTATTAATGTTAGGTACTGGATGTGCAATTAATAAACTAGGAGATTTTTTTAAAGTTTTAGAAAATGAAGAAAATGATAATTTTAAAAAAGCATTTGATAAAATAGCTGGTGATATGGTAAATGATTTTAATAATAGTTTTGTATCATTAAATTTAATAAGTCATAATGTATCTAAAAATGCTATATTATTTTATGAATTAATGATTGGTGAAAAATTTATTAAAAAAACAAAAGATGGTAAAATAATTGTGGATGATAAAAATTCAATATTTAATAATTATGAAAATAAAATTGGTGTATTAAATGAAAAATTAAAAGATTATAAAGATATTTTAAAAAAAATGAATAAAGACAATACATCACTGGACTATGATATAAGTGATGATGAGGATGAGGATGATATTAATAGTGAAAATAAAATAGATGAAGATGAAGATGAAGATGAAGATGGATATGGAGATAATCAAAATAGTGATGATGATGTTGAAGAAATAAATGCTGAAGAAATAAATGCTGAATAATATAAAAAAAAAATATTATTATTTTTTATATATAAAATCTTTATATTATTTTAATATATGGAAACTACTGAAAATAATATAGATAGTTACGCATTATATATGTTTTTATTTTTATCTTTATTATCTGTCGGAAATGATTTTTACTTTATCTATTTAGAAATGTTAGAGAACGAATTTATTAAAAAAAAAATAAATAAATTAAATGATTATTATACATTATTTAGTAATTTAATGTGTAATAATGTTAAAAATGTTAAAAATAAATTAATATGTAATGATAAATCAAATAAACAAACGAATGATAAATCGAATGATAACTTAAATGATCAAATGAATAACAAATCAAAAAATAAAACAAAAGATAAATCAGAAAAATCAAAAGATAAATCAGAAAAATCAAAAGATAAAACAGAAAAATCAAAAGATAAAACAGAAAAATCAAAAGATAAAACAGAAAAATCAAAAGATAAAACAGAAAAATCAAAAGATAAAACAGAAAAATCAAAAGATAAATCAAAAATAAATAAAAAAAACAACGAAAATAAAATAATGGATGAAAAAATAGATAATAATTATGAAAATAATATTAACATTATGAAAATAATTGTTAAAAAAAACGAAAATGATAAAAGATAAAAAATAAAAAATTAATTATTACTACCTTGTTTTCGTGAAGAAAAATATAATAGAATAAAAATATAAATAATTATAAATACAATAAAAACAGTTACTAATATATTAATTAATTTATTATTAACATTTTCTTCTGTACTATTCATTTTAATAGCCTGTTTTTTTGTTGTTATTTTTCTATCTAAATTGGTATTTAAATTATTAATAACTAAATCATTTATCTCACTAACCTTAGTAGCATTTTTATCATTTAAATTCTTTAATTCATCAGTCATTAATTGCTGATATACTAACATATCGGTAATATAATCTTTAATATTACCAGAATCTTTTTCATCTGATGATCCATTATAATAATTTTCAAAATTTAATAATGCTGTTGTTACATTACTTGATTTATTCCAATTATTTTTATCAAAAATATTATTATCTATTCCATAAATATCAATGAAATATAATTTCGATGAATATTGATCTAATTCAAATGAATTATGGTAATAAACAAAGAAACTTTCGTTTTCTTCATTTGATATACTCATAGCTTCTTCAATTGTATAAACTTTACTTTTATATAATTTAATAGAGTCTTTATATTGAGGATCATCAATAATAGTTTGTAGTGCATCTACATTCTTAAATAATTTCCATTTCCTTTCAATATCATTTTTATCTTTAGAAATATTTAATTTATCAATATTTTTAATAGCATTATCTGTAGTTATATCTTCTTTGTGATTAATTTTATAAATTTTTTGATATTTTTGTACTTCTAACTCTTTTAGTTCATCTTTTTTATTGTTTATTTTTTTCTCAAATTCATTAATATCACTATTTGATTTTTTTAATATATTTTTTTTATATACATTTATATTATTTACAATTCGCGGTGTATTATAAATTGGATTTTCACAAGTATATAATAATTTTTTTTTATTAATAGTAGAATACTTTTCTTTATTATTGTCATCTATATGAAATGAAATACATTTTGATTGAAATTTAGAATTATTTTTATTTTTTGGACAATTTACTTCGAAACTAAATTTTTCATTAATATTGTCAACTGAAATTATGTCTTTATTTTTTTGATTTTCATTATAACATTCATAATTAATTTCAATAAATAATTTTTCTTTACAATATGTTGTTTTATTTGAATCAATAAAATTCAATAATATTTTTTTTGCTATAAATTTACAATTTTGATTATTAATATCACATTCAGAGTCAAAATAATCCTGTATTGGTAATGTAGCAATATTTTTATTACCACATAATAAATAAATATTAATTGATGATAAATCTATAGAAGATTCCTTTTTTTTCTTATATAATAGATAGTTGTGATTATATCCATCTTTATTAACTTGTTTTCTTGAAAAATTTAAACAATTTTTAAATGTGTCATGATGGATATTTTCATTACTACTAATATACTCAAAATTACTATAATCTTTATCTAAACATCCTAAGTATAAATTATTTTGGTTTAGATTTTTACAAGAATGATTTAAGTCTTTTTCATTAAATGAGCACATATAATTATTAGAACATTGTTTGTCATCATTACATAGTTTATTTGATAACATTATACTAATAATTAAATATATATTATTTTTATTAAAATAATAAAAAGATTTATAAATAATAAAAGATTTATAATTAAAGATTTACTGTATAAGTGCTATCATCTACTAATTTACCACTTTCATAAACATCATAATTATTTGGATTTATTCTATATGATTTAGTATTATTTTTATCTGATGTTACTTTATCATGATTCGCCCAATCTATTTTGTCATAAATAGCAGTTTTATTAGCGTCAGGTTGAACATTATCCATATCACCACCATTAGACATTAATTTTTGTTTAGGTGCTGATTTATCATAATAAAAATATCCTGGTTTTATATCTACACCTATATTTTCTTCATCAGTATATATTTCTTCTGCATCATCGCATTCACAATTTTCATCAATAAAATCTTTTTTATTACCGTATAATTTTTCTTGTAAATCTAATCCATAATTTCTTTTTATATTTTCAATTGAATTAACTAAATTTAAATTTTTTCTATTATCTAAGAAATTTACTAAAGTCGCAAAATGAAAAATGTTATAATTATATAAAAATATACATAAAAATAATAATATAATACTTACAATTATAATATTTAATAATCTATCACTTAATTGGCCTATAGAATATAAAACTATTGATATAAATAATATTATTGATAAGAACAAAGATGTATATAATACATATATATTTTTATTATTATTTTCTATATGTAAGTCAGTTTGTTCTATTATTCTATCTTTATTTATAATATTATTTTCTACATCTTTTAGAGATTCTAATTGTTTATTTAATTTATCATTTTGAATTTTCGTTAATTGATCTTGTTTTACTAATGTTTCATTTCTAATATTATATATTTGATTTTGAACTGTTAATTCTTCTTCTATAATATTATTCTGACCTTCGTCCATTTTTTGTTTTAAATAGTTCATATTAGCAATAGGGTCGCTCATATTATATAATTATATTATATTTATTTTTAATATTAAAAATAATATTAAAAATATATTCTTTTGGATAAATATTATTATTTAATTAGAATCTTCATCTGTTATTATTTCTTGACAATATTTCGCAATACCATTAGAATCTAAATCATTCGGATCTTTTTGACAAAAAAATCTGGACAATTCTGTATTATTTGGTTTATAGTGACATGGTATAGAAGAATAATCTTTTTTTCCTTTTATCATAGATTTTGGCATATTTTTGTCACCACTATTTCCTAACCATTTGCATTTATAATAAGTATTTGTGGGATAGGAATTACCGAAGAATGGTTGTGGTGAATTTTTATCATCCATTTCATCCATTGTTTGTAAATTCATTCCAACAGGTATATCACCGTCTTTCCAAACATTTGCTGTTGAATCTATTTTTAATAGATTACTGTTATTTTTATATTTAGATTCTATTGATTTATCTTCATCTTCTTCATCAGTGTCAGTATTTTCTTTAGTTTTACATTGTGATGGACATTGATATGGTTTTATTATACCATTTATTAAGTTTCCTGTATAATTAACCATTGTAACTTTCAGAGATTCCATTTTTTGGTTAATTTTATATAAACTAAAATGTCTTTGTATATGAATAAAACAAGCAATAGAAAATAAAATTGCAAGGAAAATTCCTATAATTATATATTGTTTTAATTGTATATTATTTATTGCATAAAATGAAGTTATTAATAAAAATGTAATAGAATAATATAATATATATTGTAATATAATTATATTTCGATCTTTATATAATATTACTTCATTAATTTTCATAATAATTTGTTCTTTATTTTGAATAGTTGAATTCAATTGTATAATATCATTATAATTTTCATTAAATTTTATATTATATTCATTTAAAAGTTTATTTGTAACACTTGTTAAATCTGACATGCTATATGTTTATGTCAGATTATAATTTAATTTAAAAAAATAAAATAAAAAGTATTTTTAATAAAAATTATAATACATTATTATTAATAATAATTATAATACATTATTATTAATAATAATAGTATACACAATAGTATTAAATATTGTTTTGTTTTATAAGTATTATTTATAATAATTAACTTTTTATTTTCAAATGTTTCTTTTGGTTCTCCTACAGCTTCATTAAGAGCATTAAAATTATCATTTCCATTGTCATTGTCATCTGGAGAGTTATTTATTTCATTAACTGTATTAAGATATGAATCATCGGAACCAACAATAACATTATTACTTTCATTTTCAAAACTATTCTTATCTTCTTCAATTATTTTATTAGTTTCAGTTTGATTTTTAATTTGTTGATTATTTGGTGGTTGTCCTGTGTATTTATCAATATCTTTTGATGATAATAATTTTATATTTTGAGTAACAATTCTTTTAGGATTGTTAATATTATGATAAATACATTCAGAACCAGCTGTATAGCTCTGTACTTTATTTGAAACAATTGGATTTACATTAGTATTTAAATGTGCTAATGGCGATTCATATTTAAAAGTAATATTGTCTACAGTATAACCAGATTTATTGGATTGGTATTTAATAGTTAAATTACGGTTTCTTAATCGATAAAAAGGGTAATCAAAACTTTTATTAGCACAATTAATACCATTCACACTAATCTTAATTCTAAATGATTGTCTTGAATACCAATTTAGAGCATCATAATATTTAGAACAATGCCAACTGTCTTTTTGCCAAGACCATTGTGCACCGTACCACCATTTACTACATGCCCTATGTGTTGAACCATTTGTATACCAATGTGTATATGGACTATAAGATATTTTAATATTTAATTTTTTATTATAACTACGGAATTGTGAAGGTATGTAAAAATCAACGCCATCATTCCAGCCATTCCAGCGTCTTGTTCTGATTCTAAAATGATATTTCCATGGATCACCTCCCCATATCCACAATGCAGGTGCGCGTTCTCCATTATTATTACCATGTAAAAAAACATTTCGCCAACCTCCATAATTTTTTTGTACAGACATATCAACAGATATAGACCAAGTAGATTTATCTAAAATATTATCAAGTTTTTTTGTATCTGATGGTTTATATGTTTTATCAATCATTTCACTCCCTTGTCCTTTAAATGTTGAGATTATATTAGTCCCAAATTCAACATTATTTAAATCAATTATTTTATTTTTTGGCAGTTTAAAACAGTATGTTTTTCCTCTTATCCAAGTACCATAACAAGGCATGCTCAATATACTTACAGTGTGTCCTGATACAGTTAAATATAAATCTATATGTCTTATTCTAATTCCATCATTAGTAACAGTAAAACAGATGTTATTAAATTTATCATCAATCATATTATAATTAACATTAATAGTTGATCTTCTACCTCTTCTAAAATTATTATTAATATTAGTAGTATCACTAACTTTAGTCCCATCAAGAGATAAGTATGTTTGTACTAATTTTGTACTTCCATCGAAGTATGAGGAACCAGTCTGAACAGTTAATTTCATAGTAACTTTAGACCGTGTTATATAACTTTTAATACATTTATTTATATTTTTATTTTTATCAGTATTAATTACATCAAACTTTTTTTGAAGATACATTGAACCTATTCTATTCTGTAAGTTTGTTATTTTATTTTTATCTAAATTCTCTATATTATATGATTTATTACTTGTATTATATCCACTAACTACACCATCGTTCTTTTTAAATTTTTTTGGAATAGTATTAAATATATTACACAATTTATCATTATTATTATATGTATATGAACTACATGCACTAACTTTAGCACATTCATCTTTACATCCAGAAGCACTACCTGGATTTTTATTATAATAATAATCATTTATTGTATCCATTTTATTATCAAATTCATGATTTTGTTTAGTAATAAATGTATCATTTCCAAGAAGATCACTAAAAGTAGAATTATATAAATTTGATTCATCAATGTTTAATGATGAAAAACTTGTATCTTTACTATTAATATTATCACCTGTATATCCAGGTAATGAAAATTTTTCTATATTATTATCATTATCATTATCAATTAAATTGGTACTCATATAATAATAATAGATTATATTTCATAAATAAAATAAAATTTATGAATTAAATTATAAAAAATAAAAAAAATCTATACATAAATTTTTATACATAACTTTTTATACATAAAATAAAAAATAAATTTATGAATTAAATAATAAAAAATAAAAAAAATCTATACATAAATTTTTATACATAACTTTTTATACATAAAATAAAAAATAAATTTATGAATTAAATAATAAAAAATAAAAAAATCTATACATAAATTTTTATACATAAAATAAAAAATAAATTATGAATTAAATAATAAAAAATAAAAAAAATCTATATATAAATTTTTATACATTAAAATAATAAATTAAAATTATAAGTAAAATAATAATAATTAATAATGAATATTTATTATTAAATTTATATTCATTTTCAAAATGCTCAATGGAGTTACTAAAATCATTCTTTGTTAAATTTTTATTAATTGGTGGATATGGTGGATGTCTATTATAAATTTGATACCCTAATTTTTTACCCATTGTTGAACATCCAGTTGCTGTATCATATTTTTTAGCATTTATTAAATCATTGCTTGTATAACAATTATATCCATCTTTTACACCAAAAACAGCTTCTCTTTTTTTTTCTGCTATTTTAGAACATTCTCCTAAATTTTTTACAACTCCTCCATAATTAGGTACAGCTCTTGTATGATAATTATCATTATAACATCCTTCATATTTAAAGTTACCTACAGTATTTGGTGGTTTTGCACATGCATAAGTTTTATTTTCTCTTACAGTACATCCATACATTTTCCAATGTTTTTGTGCAACGGATACTGCTTTATTCATATCAATTGATTTATTATATATTTTATAAATACCTGGTAATCTTCTATCTACTGAAATATCATTCCAATTTCCATTCCAGTATGTATGAAGACCTCCTTCACCATTCCCCCAGTTATTTGGTTCTCCGGGTTGAAAATTGGTCCAATTCCATTCCGTGCCATCTAACCATTTCCATGTATCTTTTCCTCTACCATATTTATTCGCATCTGATATTCTAAGTGCGCCTATCCAACAATTTCTACGCCAATATTTTTTTATTTGATCATTTTCAATTTTACTATGTATAGATATTAAATTTCCTCCTCTTCTTTTGGCTTCTTCTTGATGTTGTGATAATGTCATATATCTTGAATTAAATACAATTTTATATAAACCTGCTTCTTTCATAGCCATACTTTTTACATCTGGATTATTATCCATATAACATAATGCTTCTCCATATGTTAAATTATGTTTACATCTTGCAGTATTTTTAGGAGGTTCTCCAATTGTTTTTTTAAAATATACATATCCACTTTTAAAACAACTTCCAGCCCATATCCATTTAGCATATTGTGAGAATCTAGAATCAACAAAATATCGATCATACCACCAGATTCTACGTCCATCCCAATTTAATACTCCACTTTTATTATATCCTATAACATTTGGTTTAGTCCAATTGCTTCCGTATGAATAATTGTTTGGATTCTTTAAAAAATATTCTTCATTTGTAATAGTTGTAGAAGAATCCCATGTATCGTCAGTAAAATAAACTGAACCATTATTTAATTCAATACATGCTATTAAACATCCTGGTCCACCACCGTTATAACATTTAAATGCAATATTAAAACCAGTTGAAGTATTTTTTATAGGTATTTTATTAAAAGTAAAAAATCTATTCCATCCAGAACCACTATATCTTTGTCCATTAATATACATTTCAAAACGATCGTCACATCTAACTGTTATTCTTTTTATTGAATAATCACCATTATTAATAATTCTTGGATAAAGAGTAAGACATCTTTCATTCCATGGAATTTTGAAACGAAATGAAACACCATTATTATTTTCTGCAACAAATTTGTAATCTTGAATACTAAATTGTTTTCCATTAGGTTTATTGTCAATACCAAGTTTAAAATCATCACCATAAAAAAGAATATCTCCATTTTTTTTATTACCAGTAGGTTTTATATAGAATTTTCCCCATCCGTCACTCATATATTTATTATTATGTTGTATCCATCCCTCCGGGGGATGTAAAAAAATATGATCTCCATATTTAAATGGTTCACCTGACTGATAATTATAATTATAAGTATAAACACCCGGGGGCGATGTCCCAGGTTTAGTATAAACCGGTTTTGGCTGCCTATTACTATCCGCGCCTAAATAATAATTACCAAGTGATGGAATTTCTAGATTAGTCCATTGTTTATAAATAGGAACAGGACATGCGTTTATTGAATTGCTAAAATGTTCAATATTTTCTTTTTTTGTATTTTGATTATTAAGTTGAGAATCTTCTTTACCTGTAAATTTTTCTATATATCCACTATTTATTTCTCTTTTATTTAAAGAATTAAAATTATCATCTATTAATTTAATATTTGAATGATTAACTGGAATTAATGAATTTTTCGTACTCATTTATAATAATTAAAAATAAAAAAATAAAATAATTAAATACTATTTAATTATTTATTTTAAAATCTCTAATTAAATAAACATATGTACTAATACTTAAAATAAATAATAAAAATATTACTGCTACTAATGTAGAAATAATTTTTTTTTTGAAATTATTTCTATCATTGCTTGATTTAAATAATGCATTCGTTTTTTCTAAAGATAATTCTTTTTCTTTAATTAAATTAATTTTATCTTCTTGTACTTTTTGTTTGTCAGTTGCGGCTTCATTATATTTAACAAGATCTTCAATCCCACTTGTAAAATTTTCTATAATATTTGAGTTTTCAAAATTACTAAAATTATCCATATTATCCATATTTGAATTTAATTGAGATGTATTATCATATCTAATTTGTTCCATTCTTCTCATATTATTTAATGATATTTTTTCATTTAATTTTTTTTTATCATCTATAATATCCATTTTTTTTTTACAATTATTCAGTTGATTATTCACAGCATTTTTTGATATTTTATATATACCCCCTAATTTAATTGTTTCATTCAAATCATTCCATGTACCATCATCTTGTAATTTAATACCATTTTGACGATTTTTATAATTATTAGGTTCATTAGAATAAAAATTATGATATTTCCATTCAGAATTGTCCATCCATCTCCATGTATCTTTATCTTTACCTTTACCATCACTATTATAAGATTGTATTCGTTTAGCACCTATCCAACATTTTTTATCCCAATATTTTTTTATTTCATCATTTTCATATTTACTATGTATAGATATTAAATGTCCTCCTCTTTTAATTGCTTCATTTTCATGTTCTTGTAAAGTCATCCTATCTGGGTTATATTCAATATTATATTGATTATTTTGAGAATTATTCATATTTCTTTTATATTCATTATTTTCTGCTTTGCATTTATCACTTTTTTCTTTATATTTTTTAATTTCTTCTTTATATTTTTTCATTTCTTCTTCAATTTTATCAATGTCACCATTATTATTTTTATTATTTTCATTTTCTGTTTCAATCATACCTTGATTAAGACTACTAGCAAGTTGTCCTAAAACAATTTTTTTTAATTTTTTTTTATTAGATTCTTCTTTCGATTCTTCTTCAGATTCTTCTTTCGATTCTTCTTTCGATTCTTCTTTCGATTTATTTTTCGATTCATCTTTCGATTCATCTTTCGATTCATCTTTCGATTCATCTTTCGATTCATCTTTCGATTCTTCTTTCGATTTATTTTTCGATTCATTGTTATTTAATAAAGTGGAATCATCTACTATCGCTTTAAAATGATCAAAATTCATGAAATTTTCATTTAAATTAAGATTGTTGTATTTTTTTGGATTTTTTAGATAACAAATAGAATCAAACATTTTTTTACCCGGAAATGCATTATCAGATTTTTTATTATTTAAATCATAATTATTATCAAAATATTTTAATACTTTTGGACTATAACCATTTATTAAATCCATTATTAATATAAAATAACATAAATTTATTTAAATAATAAATTTATAAAATGAAAATGAAAATGAAAATGAAAATGAAAATGAAAATGAAAAATTATTTTTTCAAGAATACATAAATTCCTAAGGTTGACATTAAAATAAAGATAATTAATGCTAATAAAGTATATATTACTTTTGTTTTATAAGCATTTTTATCTTTACTAACTTGTATCATTCTGGCTCTTGTTAAGAATATTTTTTCTTTATCTACAATAGCTTTTTCTTGTTCTAAATTAATTGTATTTTTTTCTACTAAATTAGTATTTTTTGAACTGATAGTTTCTGTAATATTTTCATTTACACCTGAAGCGTTTTTCATAGCATTTCCTAAAGCTGTATCATTAGATTCATATTGTATTTGCCCGCTCATATTAATAATAATATATATAAAAATTATTTTAATAAATTTAAAATAAATTTAAAATAAATTTAAAATAAATTTAAAATAAATAATATGGAATTAAAAAGGAATATTATTGAAAATTTAAATAAATTAAAAATCTATTATTATAGTCAAAAAGATAAACAGTGGCAAATAAAAGCTTTAAATATTGCTATATCAAATATTGAAAAATATAAAGATGACATTATTTCTGGAATTAATCTTAAAAAAAATATTAAAGGAATAGGTACTAAAATAAGTAAATATATAGATGAAATTATAGAATATGGTTATATTCAAGACCTACATAATAAAAATATAGAAGAAGAATCATATAATGAATTTACAAAGATTATTGGTGTTGGAAATGCTAAAGCAAAAGAGTGGATATCAAAAGATATTAAAAATATAATACAATTAAAGAATGAAATTAAAAATGGTAATATTTCTATAACAAATAATATAAATTTAGGATTAAAATATTATGAAGATTTACAAATAAGAATTCCAAGACAAGAAATAGATATATTAAAAGAAATAATGTATAAAATATTGAATGAAATAGATAAAAATCTAATTTTTGATATATGCGGGAGTTACAGAAGAAAGAACAATGATTCAGGTGATATAGATTTTTTAATAACTCATAAAAAATATAATTCAGATAATCCACAGTTTAAAAAATATAATTATTTAACGGAAATTTTAAATTCTTTAAAGAAAAATAACATAGTTGTAGACGAAATGACAAAAAATGCCACAAAGAAATTTTTAGGATTATGTATTATACCGGGATATAATATTGTTCGAAGAATAGATATATTATTTATAGATTATAAATCTTATTATAGTTCATACTTATATTTTACAGGAAATAAACATTTTAATCTTTATGTGAGAAATAAATGTTTAGAACAAAATTATAGTTTAAATGAATATTATTTAACAAATTTAAATAACAATGAAAAAATATATTTAAAAAATGAAAAACAAATATTCGATATTCTTAAAATAGATTATTTACAACCAGAAGAAAGAAATTTAATAAATTATAATAAATTATAATAAATTATAATAAATTATGATATACTAAATTCGTAAAAATAATTATATTTTATATTTATAAGAATGGAATTAAATTTAAATAAAAAAATAAATGTTCAAATGGCTCATAGACAACACAGTGATCAAAATATGTTACGAGTACCTATTAATAAATCTCCTGTACCAAATGTAGAAAAACCGGAATATTATGGTAAATCACCATATCCAGTACCTCTTAAAATAACATCACGAAAAAATGACGAATCGCAATATTGTAATACATTGGGACCATCTCCAAGAAATCAATTATTAAATGTTCCACAAGAAAGTAATAATTGTCCAAAATATAAATCACAGCCTTTTTCTAAAGATTCATGTTATTTAATGGATAATAAAAGACAAGGAGTATTGGGCATAGTATGTAATCAAGCAGGAAATAGTAATAATTCTAATTTTGTTAGAGGGAATGAATTTGGCAATGAATATAATTGGGATTTATTGAATGAAATAAAAAAAAAAGAATATACTGTTGAACAACCTATTCAACAACCAATGCAAAAGAATATTGTTTTAGATAATACACAATTTTATCCAACAACAAATTTTTATTTATCTAAAAGTAAAGATTATAATACTTATCCAAAAGCAAATAATATGACAGAAGATGGTTATCCCGAAGTAACATTAAATCATTCAGATAATCAAATAGAAAATTATATAAATTATGATATAAATAAAAATATATTAAATTTAATTATTGTACTTATATCAATTTTAATCGTATTGGTGATAATTTATTTTACAAGACGATAATAAATATAATTTCCAACTTCAGGACTTTTTCTGATAATTTTACAAACTTGATTTTCTTTCATCCCGTAATATTTTGCTACAGGATCATTCTTTAATATTTTTGGTAATTTACTTAATGTAGTACTATATTTATCTAATACTTCATCAGTTTCTTCTTTTGATAATATAATATGTTTATGTACAAAATCATGATGTGTAATATTAAAAATCATATTTTTATTCATAAAAATTTCTACATTTTTATAAATTTCTTTTGTAATTTCCTTTAAGATTGAACCATTGCCCTTTTCTTTTAATAGAATAATTAATTTAATTTCTTCATCTTGATATGTTTCAATTATTCTATTTAATAAATTCTTTAAATCAACTTTAGAAATTGTTTTATTTTCATTATGAAAATAAACAAAAACTTTGTCTCCTATATTTGTTGCATTATCAATAAATATATCAATATTTTTATTTTTATATTTTATAGAAAATTCATCAAAAGAAATATTTTCTGATGATGGTATAATATAATTTCTATCTTGTAACATTTCAATAACTGTTTTTCTTATATTAAATAATTTATTAATTTCTTCAAAATCCATATTTTATATATATATTTATTTCTCTAAGTTTTTTTATATAAAAAAAATCAATTTAAATTTATTTATTAATAAAATTAAATTAATTTTTGTTTATTATTTATAATTATCGTAATTATATAAAATATGAATAGTAGTTTAAATATTTATGATAATTATGAAATAGAATTAAATAAGTATCCAAGAAAAGAAATTAAACATAGAATATGTGATATAGTATTAATTACATTTTTTATGAATATGGAAAAATTAAAGAAAATTTGTAAATGTTATAACGAAGCATATACAAATTATAATGAATGTAAAGATTATTATTTTTTAATGGATTTTGATGACAATGGTATAAAATTAAAAAAAAATTATTCTGCAAAAGAAATAATAAATTTAATGCAAGATATTAATTTTAGCATTAAAGAAAATAGTAATTATTTAAAAAAATATAATAAAATAGATTTAATTTTATATTTCTATTTAAAAAATAAATTTTATTTTGAAAAGTTATTTGAAGATTTGAACAAAGCCAATCAATTTTATTTTCAAGGAAGAAATTATACGATTAATTTTAGTATCCCAACTGATTTTTATAATTATAAACAATCAACTTCATATACTGCTTTAGAATTATTTGAAATTTATAAATATAGTCAATATTTAATTAAAAATAAAATAAATAAAGAGTTGCCTTTACCAAAATATTTAATTGATTAATAATGAAATAAAAAAAATATATTTGTTTAATATAATAATGACAAACTCAGGAATAAACAGTACATCTTTTAACAGTTCACCTAGTTACAATTTAAAACAAAACCCATCTATTTTTAATTATAAAGGAAATAATGTTGAACGTTTAAATTATTTAAGACAAATATTATTATCTATATCATTTAATCAAGATTATTTATTAATAGTATTGGGTTTAAAAAATATGGGTAGGTCATATTATAATCAACCCTCTAAAAAATTTTGCTCTACTATTAGATTAAATAAAGTAGAAAATTTTGGAGGAAAACATATTACCGTATATCTACCATCTCCAGGTGGAATATTACAAAATTCAATAGAATATGTTAAATATAATAATACTACTAAAACACCTTTAATGAGAGTACTTGAAAAACAAAAATTACCAACTTGTTGGTCAAATAATGTATTAGGTGGAACAGGAAACTGTGACCAAATATCTGTTAATCCAACAGATGCATTAACAGAATTAAATCCAAACGAACAAGTTATATATTTTTATATTAAAAATGCTGATTTTTTTACAAGAGTATTAAAATTATTAGTATCATCATTCTATAATAATGCTATACAAAGATATGAATGTTATACATTAACATTACCATCTGATTTATATGCAGGAACACATGTTGAAAGAACATATACTGTAACAGGTGACTTTTTAAGATCAGTATATTCTACATTTTTAAGAAGTCAACGATTAGGTTCATCTTTAAAATTACCTGCACCATTAAACATAGATAATACTTATGATTTAGAAACTACAACATATACTAAAAAAGAACTTATTCATCAAATGAATAATAATACAAATGGTTCTGTTATCTAAATTTATTTATTTATTATTTATTATTTATTATTTATTATTTATTGCAATAAATGATTTGAATTACATTTCATTTATAAATTCTTCAATTTGGAGTAATCGATTATATTTTGCAACTCTTTCACCTCTTGCAGGGGCTCCTGTCTTAATATATTTAGCACCTATTCCAACGGCTAAATCAGAAATTAATGTACTCATTGTTTCTCCCGATCTATGTGATACAATTACATTCATATTATTTTGAAATAGTAATTTAGCAGCTTCTACGGCTTCATTAATTGTACCAATTTGATTTACTTTTAGTAATAAACTATTTGCCCATTTATTTTCAATTCCTTTTTTAACGGTATTTATATTTGTTGTATATAAATCATCTCCAACAACCATTATTCTTTCGCCCATCTTTTCAGTAAATAACTTCCATCCATCATAATCAAATTCATCAAATGGATCTTCAATACTTTTCATTGCTGGATGTTTATCTACTAAATCTTTATAATAATCTACTAATTCTATATTATTTAAAAATAGTCCTTCTTCAATTTCATATTTGTTAGTATCTTTATCATAATATTCGCTTGCGGCACAATCAAGTGCTAAAAAAATTTCTTTTCCAGGTATAAATCCAGATAATACAATAGCTTCTTCAATTACAATAAGTGCTTCTTCAGGTGTATTCAATTGTGGTGCAAATCCTCCTTCATCTCCTAAATTCTTAGAACTAATACCATATTTTTTTATTAATAATTTTCCTAAATTATGATAAACAGTCGTAACATTATGTAATTTATCTTTAAATGAAATATCATTTTGTGGCATAATCATAAATTCTTGTATTTTTAATTTTCCTCCAGCATGTTTACCCCCATTTAAAATATTAACCATTGGTGTTGGTAATTTATATTCTTTAATTATTTTAAAAGTATCATCAAAATGTTGAAATAATTCTTTATTTAGTAATTTAGCACCAGAAGATGCAGCAGCAAATGACATAGCTGTTGTTGTATTTCCACCTATATTTTTCTTTAATATTGTTCCATCATATCTACATAATTCTTTGTCAAATTTAATTTGGTCAGTAATGTAATCTTTGTCTAAATAAATAGAAGAATTAAACTTCGATACATTTAAAACAGCTTTTCTTACACTTTTTCCTAAATATTCTTCTTCTTTATCTCTCAATTCTACTGCTTCATTCGAACCTGTAGAAGCACCAGATGGACATGATTCTCTTGACACTAATTTATTGTCTAATAAAACATCTACTTCTATAGTAGGATTACCTCTACTATCAAGAATTTGACGACCTTTTAATTTAATTGGACAAATATAATGATGGTCTATTATTTTTCCATATTTAAATGTTATTACATATGGTTTTCCGGTAGGTATTTCAATTTTTTCAATTTCTTCTTTATTAAATAAACCCAATACTACAAACAAAGCTCTTATTGAATTTCCATGTGCAGATATAATAATATCTTTATTATTTAAATGACATTTAATAGTTGAATTATAATAATCAGATACTCTTTTACATACTTCATCTAAGTTCTCACCATTTGGTGGTTTATCATAAAATCCACGTCTCCATTTATGTACACATTCAGACCCATATTCTAATGCTATTTCTTCTTTATTTTTTCCTGTTAAATCGCCATAATCTCTTTCATTTAATGCTTCACTTTTTATAATAGTTTTCGTATTGTTTGTAACTATTTTACAAGTATCAATAGCTCTTTTTAAATTACTCGTAAATGCTAAATGAACATCTATGCCTGCTTTTTTTATTAATTCATAAGAATTATTTGCTTCATTTATTCCTTTATCTGATAATTCTACATCTGTTAATCCTGTAAATCTATTTTCTTTGTTCCATACACTTTGACCATGTCTAATTAAAATTAATTTATTAGACATATATAAAATAATAATATTTATTTTTGAAGAATAATAAATAATTCTTTAAAGAATGAAAAAAATTTGATTATTTAAAGTATAATAATAAATATATATATGAAATATGACAGAAATCATTAATTCTGATACTAATGATGATAACGATGATAACGATTTTAATGATTTAGACATTGATGATAATTTACAAAATTTTATGAACTATGTTAAAAATAAAGAAAATGAAAAAATTCCTAAACCCACGCCTTATGTAATTTCAACACAATCTGCGATGTGTGATTTTAAAAATATAGATGATATAAATTTATCGAAAGTTGTAACCATTATTGGTAAAAATATAATAGATTCTTTTATATTTAATAAAAATGATGATTATCTTATATCAGGTATAGTTGTTGAAAATTTAGTATTGAGGTTTGATGATATTTATATGAAAAAAAATAAGAATACATTTGTTAAATTTTTTGGCAATGTTATTAATTCAAAGAATCAAGAAGATTGTTTATTAATGTACAATAATCTTCATTTTCTTGAAACGAATTCTTTAAAGAAGCAAGGAAGACAAACAAATAAAGATAAAAAAGATAAAGATAATGATAATTTTTATAATAGTTGTTCAATTATTGTAAAAGGAAATAAAAATTCTAAATGTGTTAATATTAAATTATTTAATAATGGTAAAATAACATTGACAGGAGCAAAAACAGAAGAAGATGGATATAGTGCTTGTGTATATTTATTAAATGAATTAAAAAAATATAATAATATGTTTATTGATATTTCAGAAGAGAAAATTATTAATTCATATATTAATAATTTTAGAATAACCATGATTAATAGTGATTTTAATACTAAATTTAAGATTGATCTTATAAAATTACTTGATATTTTAAACAATTTAGAAAAAGATATATTTATTAAGTTTAATCCAGGTACATATAGAGGTTTAATGATTGGATTTTTTTGGAATGAAAAAAATAAAGTACAGGATGGTTGTTGTCATTGTGATGATAAATGTACAGGTAAAAAAAAGAAGTCAAATGATATAAATAAAATTTGTAAAAAAGTTACAATTTCTATTTTTAAAAGTGGTTCAGTAATTATTACAGGTGGATATTTACAAAAACAAATAGATGATGCTTATATTTTTATCAATAATTTATTTACTGAGCATTATCATAATATTATTAAATTATCTATTTTAGATTTTATTGATGATTCAAAAGATGATTCAAATAATAAATAATTTTTTTTTTAAAAATATTTATATTTTTTATATTAATAAATAGTTTATGACTTATTTATTTCTTTATTTTTTTAAAGTTTGTTGAATCATTTCAAAATCATGTATTAAATTTCTTAATAAATTCATAATTTTAATAAAAATAGTTGGAAAACATAATTCTTTATCATTTTTAGTATTTACTTCAATCCTAATATTTTCTAATAACTCATCATTGTTCTGTGATTGAATACTTTTTATAAAATTTAAGATATAATCAAATAATTCTACTCTCAATTTATGTGTTAGTTTATTAAATGTTAGTTTATGTATAATATATGGAATATCAATATGTTTTTCTATTTCATAGCCTTCTTGTGGTTTTATTGTTTTAAATATATTTTTCATAAATTCTAACAATCCTGATAATTTATCATAATTATTTTCATTAAATTCTTGTACAAATATATCATTATATGCTTTATCATATTCTTTTTGCAATTCTTCAATATTTAATAATACAGGTGCATGATCTTTTATTTCTTGAACAAAATCATCTCCTCCAATTTGATGTGCACATTCCAATATTTTTTTTTGAGTATTTACAAAAATTTCTTTTTTGTCTTCTTCATCATTTAAGATATTAGCAATATCTACAGACAATTGGTGATATTCATTAAATAATTGAACTTTTAATATTTCAATATCATCTTTTTTCCAAGTTTTGAAATGATATGCATATTTTATTACATCCATTTTAAATTCTTCATTATTTTCATAATTACAATCTAACATTTTTTTAACAAAATCTATTAAATTTTTATTTGATTCAATAGTTATATCTCCTATAGTATCTTTAGAATGTTTATCTATTAAAAATATTGATAATAAATCTCTATAATTTAAATATTCTGAACATTTTATTTTTTCAATTAATTCTTTACCTGTTTTAATAGTTTCTTTATTTGTTAAACATTTTATTATATCTTCAAACTTTTTATTTGATTTAAAAAGTTTCTTTAATTCATCAAATTCATTCATATTATAAAAATAAATTTTAAAAATAAAAATAAAGTCTATTTTTTTAAAAAAATAATATAAAATGATTTTTTAATTATATACAATCAAGTATGAAATTAGTAATTAATATTAGTAAAATAGCAGTTTTAACTGGACATAATAGATATGAATCAAAAAGAGATTATTTAATTGATTTTTGGAAAAAAACAAATAAAGATGATTTTTTAAAATATAAAGAACTCGCGGAATTTGAAATTAAAGATGATAAAATAGTTTTTGATAATATTGCAATAAAACATAAATTAGATATTCATACTGATTTATATAAATGTTATAAATCAAAAGATATAAATGAATTAAATAAAATGAAGAAACAATTATTGAATAAAGTAGAAAATATTAATGAAAAAGATAAAAATGAAATTACAGAATCTATTCGTAATTTATCAAATACGCGTTTTGGTATTAAAAATGAGGATGATGTTTGTAAAATTTATGAAGAAATGATGAAATGTGAGATAACGAAGGATAATTTATTTATTAAAAAAACAATTATTGAAAATGATAAATTTTCTATTCAAATTGGTGGTAAGATTGATGGTATTAATAAAAAAGATGGTACTATTATTGAAATTAAGAATAGAATGAATAAATTATTTTATGAATTAAGAGGTTATGAAAAAATTCAGCTTATGTGTTATCTATATTTATTTAAAGCATCAAAAGGATATTTAGTTGAAGCATATAGAAAAAAAGATAAAACAGATATTAATATCATTGATTGTGATTATAAGGAGGATACAATGGAAAAAATTATTACTATATTAAATAATTTTGGAAATTATTATATGAATTTTATAAATAATCATGAACTCAAGATGGAAATTTTAAAGAATAAAAATGTTGAATTAGGATTTTAATTTTAATTTTTTTATTATTTACTTTTATTTTTAAATTTTTATTTAAAATTTAATTATTTACTTTTATTTACTTTTATTTACTTTTATTTACTTTTATTTACTTTTATTTACTTTTATTTACTTTTATTTACTTTTATTTACTTTTATTTACTTTTATTTACTTTTATTTAAAAATAAAAAATTTTAAATAAAAATATGAGATTTAATATAAAATAAACTTAAAGATTAAACGCACTTTATAATTATAATCATGTCTGCGAAACTTGTAGAAGCTAAAACTGTACAAACAGGTGCAGTAAAACAATGTGTCGAAGCATTAAAAGAAATATTAACAGATGCTAATATTGAATGGAGTGACAAAGGATTAAAAATCATTACATTGGATCCATCAAATACTATTTTAGTGCATTTAAAATTAGAAAAAGAAAATTTCGAATCTTTTTATTGCAATAAAAGAATGTTTATTGGTATTAATGTATTAAATTTATATAAAATATTGCGTACATTAACTAATAATGATGCATTAACATTATTTATTGAAGAAGATAATATTAATCAATTGGGTATTCGAATTGAAAATGGTGAAAAAAATACACTTACAACATATTATTTAAATTTAATTGAAGTTGATGAAACAACATATCAAATTCCTCCTGCTCAATTCGAATCAATTATTACTATGCCAAGTAATGAGTTTAATAAAATATGTCGTGATATGAGTAATTTAACAGATATTATTGAAATTAAGAGTGTATGTAATCAATTAATATTTTCTTGTAAAGGAGATTTTGCTACGCAAGAAACAATTATGGGTGAAACTGATAGTGGTTTAACTTTTGTAAAATCATGTGGTGATGAAAATATAATTCAAGGATATTATAATTTAAAACATTTAGTATTATTTACGAAATGTACAAATTTATGTAATTCCATTGAGATGTATATGAAAAATAATTTCCCCATTGTTATTAAATTTACTGTTGGATCTTTAGGGTGTTTAAAATTGGCACTAGCACCTAAAATTGAAGCATAAATAAAATATTATTAATAAAAAAATCGATAGTAATTATATAATAAAATAAAATACAGATAAAATACAGTATTAATAAAATATGTGTGATTATGCTTCATTAAATGGAATATTTGATATTCCAAATAATATTCCAACTGATATTAAAAATGAAAATGAAATATTAGATGGATATAAAACACCTCCTTCAAAGTATATGGCACCTTCTTCAAAGTATATACCATTTCCATCTATGAATGAATTATCATCTGGATCGTCTGGATTATCATATGAATTATCACATGGATCTATATATGGGACCCCACCTGGATTAACTAAAATGTCACCATATAGATCACCATATAGATCACCAGATAGATCACCAGATAGATCACAATATAGATCACCAGATAGTCCATCAAGAAATAATGATGAGAATCGTTGTAAATTAAATAATTTTATTGATTTTTATTTTAAATCAATAAATAGACTACCACTACAACTAAACATATTTAAACGTATTTTAGATACTCCAATTAAGGATGAAAATAGTAGTATTCCATATGTAGATATGTTAATTAATTGGCTTAATCAATTATTAAATGACAATGGATATAATAAAAAAATATCTAATTATATCCAAAATGATTTTACAAAAGCAGATAATATATCTTATGTTCCTGAATATTTATGTAGGACTATATATATATTTCGTAAAATAGATGATGATCATGATCATTGTATTCTTGAACAAATTACTATAGATAATGGTATGAATTATTATACACTTATTAAATTATTATTTAATAACGGTTGTGTAAAAGAAATTACTCCAACATTTAAAAAGAAGGATAAAGAAAGTAAATATGATTCATTTATTCCACCACCACCTGGTATGTCTACATTATCTATCAATGATGTAAGAGTTCAATTTACATAAATCAAATTATATAGAGTTATTAACTTATTTTTTCTCTTTATGTTCCAAATAAAATATTTCATTATTTGCGAATATATCAATATCAGTTCTTAAACTTTTATTACTTAAACCTTTATAACTTCCATTCCATATCTTAAATATACAATTATTTATTTTTGGACCAATTGAAATACCATTAATTAATTCTTCATTCTCACTATTTTCCATTATTCCCTCAATTAATAAATAATATATTATTTTTTTCCAATTTTCGGATGTTTCTTTTTTACTTATTCTTAATGACCAATATCCCCCATTAATATTCTTTTTATCTTCAAAAATTGGATTTATATCTTTTTTCATTAAAAAAAACATCCCACAATTAATATTTTCAAATTTATTTAACATAAAACATATATCATTATAATCATTAATATCCATTATCTTTTTATAACTTTCTATTGTCCAATCATTTGAACTTAATTCATGATACCATAAACACCACGTGTAAGTAAGTTTAAAATTAATAATACTCATTTATTATATTATAATTTTATTTTTATATTCAATTATGTTTAAATATTATATTTTAATAAAATAGATATTATTTGATAATTTTTTTTCAAAATTAATTTTTAATTTATCTATTCTATTCATTTGTTTTTGTATTTTATCATAAGAATGGATTATTTCGTTTTTTGTCACTTTCAATTTTTTCATAACTAACTTATTTGTCTTTAAATGTCCTATTTCAAAATTACTTGTCTCTTTTTTACTAAATAATTGATTAATTCGAATTTTATTCTTAATAAGATTATTAAATAAAAAATAACGATTTACATAATTATTCATTATATAAGTTGGAAAATTTTTTAATATATTCATTGTTTTTTTATCAATTGATAAATTTTCTAAAGATGTATATGTTTCTTTATTATTACTTACTTTTGTCGATATACTTAAAAACCCATCAATTGTTTTATAATAGTCTATATCAACAATATATTCAGGATTAACAAAAATAAATGATATATTCTTTGTACTATTCTTTTTATTATTCTTCTTTTCAATATAATGTATATAATAATGATAACCATAATTAAACTTTGTAAATATAGAATGTTGTGATTTAACAAATATAATTAGGTCTTTTTTAATATGAGTTATGATATTATCATATTTCTTGATATCATTATTTTCTACAATCGGAATAATAAATATACGTTTATTTTTATTATATTGATTTTCTTGAACTATGGAATATTGAATTTCTTCATTTTTATAATATTCTATATTTTTACCAATTTCATCATTATTATATGTCATGTATTTTTTATCTTTCTCATATACTAATGCATAACAATTTTTATCAATGTTAAGATAAGGTATGTTAAAACGATAGCGTGTTTCAACTACTGCTTTTTTTACACCTGTCCAAAATAAATAATCATCACCTATAATAATTGTTTCAGGAAATGCTTGTGTAATTACTTTTAAATCATCTATAACTTCTTCATATGAATGTCCCATGTCTAAGTATATTAAATCTGGTTTAATACCTATTTTGGATAAATATATTGCTGCATCTTTTCCATCCATTTTAACTGGAATTATTTTGTCTTTGTTTGTCCATACATTATCTAAATATCTGTTATATAAATCATCTTCTTGGTTATTACAATTTCCTATACTTGTATCACCTTTCCACCAATCAACACATATTATTGTTGAATCAGATGTCGTATTTTCAGCTACGAAATTAGTAGACATACCTAACCATACACCAAATTCAACAATAATTGATTTTTTTGAACATTTATTTAGTAAATATTTCTTTAATAATGTCTGATTATTAGCAGTAAACCATCCCATTATAATTTTTTCATTAGGTGGCATATTTGGTTTTTTTTTTGGAAATGGATATGTTATTTTAAGATTATCTAATGTGTTCTTCATATATTTTATAAATAAAAATATATTGATTTAATAAATCAATATATTATTTGAATATAGTCACTAAATAATTGTGACTTATTTATATATGATATAATATCAATCCTTTTACACCCTTGAACATTTCAAATGGCACAAAACCATCAAATGTAAAAGGTTGGACACAATCAATTCCGCATAAAGTTAGGGTAGGTTACGGATTGCTCCGCAAGGTTGATTAGACCAGCATCGTTACCCATTTCTTAGAATGGTATGCTCCTGAATGTCACGCAAGAATACACCTGGGACATATTATATTAGGTAATATTCTTTAAGTAGTTTTACTAAATTGTGCGAACTTAAATGTTCAAAGGTGTATAAATTAAATTTACAATTGTTATTTTTTCATTAATTAAAATAATTCACAAACTATTTATTAACTATATTATTATGAATTAAGAATAATAATTATATTCTCTAACTTTACATAATCATTTTTGTTTAAAACACCTAATTCACGATTTTTTACTTTCATTAACGGTCCTTTTAATACTTCACTTCTACAAATCATACATATTGATTCTGTATAATTAGAATGTTTTAACCATTCATTGTAACATTCTTTGTGAAAAACATGTCTGCATCTAAAGTAATGTAATTCATCAACACTTTTTATTTTTTCTGTACACATAAAACACCCTAATTCAAATATATCATCATTTATTGGGTAATGTGATTTACAACAAAAAAATGTATTTTCCTTTAATTTTACTCGACATTTCTTATTATTATTTTTATTATATGCTATACATCTTGGAGTATTCATTTTCAATATTTATTATCAATTAATCTTTAAATAAAATATTTTTAATAAATAAAATATTTTTAATAAATAAAATATTTTTAATAAATAAAAAGAATATTTACAATCCATCTACATAAATTGAATTGACACTTACTTCATCCCTTAATAAAATCTCTTCATAATTCTCAATCTTTTTTAATAAATCAAATTTCTCCATATAGATGAATATGTCTTTCATATTCATTATTAAATTATTAATTCTTAATATTAATTTTACGAAATTACCTTCATATACTTGTGTTTTTGTATAGACTTCCTTTAATGTTCCACCCCTTGCCCATATATATACAGGTTCTACAAAATCCAAATATATATTCATATCTGTTCCAATAAGTATATTTAAATCTGATTCGTTATCTGTATATTTTTCACTAATATTAATTAATTTATCAATGCTATATTTTAAATTATCAGGTATTTCCATTGATGACAAATATTTATCATCTTCACCTTGATTTTTTTCATTGAATAAACATGCTAATAATGCTACAATTTCTTCAAATTCTAAATGGTCAAAATATCCTTTGTATACCGCTTCACTAACAATTAATTCATTCACTTCCGCAATACAACTCGCAATGATACCTTTTTTATTCACATTATTATCGTTATCAATATAGTCATTTTGTAATAATAATTTTTTCATACTATCCATATCTTGTAACATTCCATAATCAATGTTCCATATGGTACTATCAATATCATATAACTCCGCTTTTAAATTTTTGTAAATTTTATATACATCTTCATGTAATTTATAATTTTTTATGTCTTTTAATTCTTTTAATTCATTCATCATTTTCATTCTTTCTTTTTTCTTGACTACATAAAATGTATCATTTAATTTATTATTAATACTATCCATCTTTTCAAATTTATCTTTCATATCAGTTGTTGTTTGATACATTTTATTAATTTTATCTTCTACGATCTTTTTCTTTTCTATATCAAGTACTTTAATCTTATTTTTATCTTGCTTATAAAATGTATTTTCCAAATAATTATTGGTATCAAACTCCTTATTTATTATTGTTTTTAAAACGAACTGATAATTCAAATGAAATTTAGAATTTAATTCAGGACTTTTGCCACTCATAATTGATTTCAATGTATTTTCTTTTGGTAGATCAAATGTCGGTATTAATAACACCGTTCCAAATTTATCTAACCCTCTTCGTCCTGCTCTACCTGCCATTTGATTATATTCATCACTTCTTAAAAACCGTAATCCATTATTATCAAATTTTTGTAATTCACTGAAAATAACTGTTTTTGTAGGCATGTTTACACCAATCGCAAATGTTTCAGTTGCAAATAATACCTTAATTAATCCTTTCGAAAATAAAATTTCAACAATTTCCTTTAAAATAGGTAACATACCAGAATGATGATATGCAACACCTTTCTGTATTTGTTTTAATATATCTTGATATTGATTTAAATGTTCATATTTAACTTTATATTTTAACATAACTTTTTCAAATGTTGTATTAATTTGATGTAATTCTTCATAATTTAATAAATTACACTTTACATAACGACACATTTGTTCACATTTTTTACGTGAAAATTTGAAAAATAATGCTGGTAGCTGATTATTTTCAATTAATTTATTAATCACTATATTTAAAATAGATGGTACTTCATATCTTTTAAATTTTGATGAAATAACATCATAATTACTGAATTTATGATTGTTATCACATATTTCAACTATTTCAAATCTTGTTCGTTTCTTTCCATCTTCGTCTTCATAATGAAAGTCTTTGAAATAATAATGCTTTAGTGGAACAACTCTATGACTTGTTTTAATTAAATGTATTGGTTTCTCTTTAATATTTCCTATCCATGAACTAAATTCTTCTGGTTTATTTAATGTAGCTGATAACATAATTAATGTTATATCCTTGCGTGACATTAATAATACTTCTTCCCATACTTTACCTCTTCCTGGATCATTAATATAATGCACTTCATCCATAATTATAACACCAACATCATCAAAGTCAATTAATGCTTTTGTATTCATCCCATCTAAATTTTTATCTTTGTATAATAAATTCCTTAAAATCTCTGTTGTCATTACAACAATTTGAGCATCACTGTTTATTTTAATATCACCAGTCATTATACCAACTGATGATGTATCACCAAAATTATTTACAAATTCGAAATATTTCTGATTTGATAACGACTTTGTTGGTGATGTATATATCGCCTTTTTATTATTATTAATACACCATCCAATTCCATATAAAGCTAATACTGTTTTACCTGAACCCGTATGTGCACATATTAATACATTTTCTTGATTTTCAATCGCATAACAACCAGCTTCCTGGAAATTATCTAATTTAAACGGAAATTGATAACTTCTTTCATCATCACTTAACTTGCTTACTTCATTATTATTTTCAAAAACTTTTAAAAAATCACACATAATACTTTTAATTTTATTATTAATATTATTATAAGTATTTTTTATTCAATTTTATTATAAATTTTAAAATATTTTTAATTAAAAAAGTATATTTTTTTAATTAGTTATAATATTTGTTTGATTATTCATTGTCTCCTAAAATTACTTCTTCAAGTAATATATTTTTAATAATATTTTTTTTATTTTCTATTTTATTTGATTATTCATTGTCTCCTAAAATTACTTCTTCAAGTAATACATTTTAAATAATATTTTTTTTATTTTCTGTTTTTGTTTCATTATTCATTGTCACTTAAAATTACTTCTTCAAGTAATACATTTTTAATAATATTTTTTTTTTTATTTTCTATTTTTATTTGATATTCTATTTCATAAAATACAATATCCCGATATGATATTTTATCATTTTTTTTAATTTCTACTTTTTTACGACATAATCTTAAGATTTTACATTCATATTCTTCATCATTATCAAATGATGAATATGTATGTGTACCATTAAATATCATTATTGTAATTTGTATTTAGTACTTAGTATTTTGTATTTTGTATTTAGTATTTAGTATTTAGTATTTAGTATTTAGTATTTTTATAATAATTTTCAATTTTTTTGTTAAAGTAAATATAAGTATTATATCTTTCTTTTGTTTGATAATTTTTGAATATTGATAATTTTTGAATATTTAATTTTAAAATGACTTCTATAGTATATTCTGTTCATCAAATTGTAATGTTCTGTAACTGCTATTCCTATTATATCATTATTTTTTCCTATTTATCTTCAATATTTTTAGCGTATTGGACCATAATATGGTATATTTCTAAATAAATATAATATGAATATTAAATTAAATAATAGTAATGTAATAACTATGATATCTTTTATAGAAAAAGATAATAATATAAATAATATAAATAATAATAATAACGCCATAATTAATTATTAGTTTAAGTTAGTATATGTGTATATAGACGTAAAATCTATTAAATGTTTATTAATGTATTTTTCTATTTTTATAATAACTTTCAATTTTTTGTTAAGAAAGTATAAGTATTTGATAATAAATAATAAATATATATTTATTATTTATTGTGTACATATCCTTTCTTTTCTTTAGAAATAATAATTTTTTGAATATTTTTTAAAGTATCTTCTTTAATTTTAGAATATGTTCCATCAGTACCTTCTTTTCCATATTTTACTTTATATTTCTTCTTTTCATTATCAATATCTTCGTATATAATTTCCCAGAATTTATCCGATTTATCATCTTTCAATTTGTAATGTTCTGTAATTGTCTTACCCATCATTTCATTAATTTTTTCTTCAGACTTATCCTTAATAGTTTTAGTTTCCTTTACTTTTTCGGTAATTTCGTCTTTATCAGACTTATCCTTACTTGTTTTAGTTTCCTTAACTTTTTCGGTAATTTCATCTTTATCAGACTTATCCTTACTTGTTTTAGTTTCCTTAACTTTTTCGATAATTTCATCTTTATCAGACTTATCCTTACTCGTTTTAGTTTCCTTAACTTTATCGGTATTTTCGTCTTTATTGGATAAAGTATTATCAATTAACAAAATAAGTTCTTTTTTATTTAATTTAGAATATCCCTTAATTCCTCTATCTTTGCAAAGATTTTTCAATTGTGGTAAAGTTAGTTTTTCGTTCATCTTCAATATTTTAAGTGTTGTTTTAATACTTTTTATACTTTTATTATATTATTTCAATTTTTTTTAATAAAAAAAATGAAAAAAATCAATAATATTTAACAATAATTATTTTTATCTGGTCCATATGGATGATGAAAATTTAAAGTAGGATGTGAGTTCAATGGAACTAATGGTGTACATGTCAATGAAATATATCCTTCATTGTGATCATTAAAATGTGTTTCATATCTTTTTTTTTCTTTCTGTAATTGTAAATAATCTTTCATTTTTGTACATGAATCCAAATAATGTACATCTGTCATATTTATCTTAGGTGAATTAATAAAATGTTCTTTATCATTTTTAAATCCTTCCTTTATATTTTTTCTTAGATCAAAACATTGATCATTTCTAAAATAAAATATAATTAATATAATCACTATTAAAAATATAAAAAATCCATAATTTTCAATTATAAACATATCTATTATAATAAAGTCTGATTTTTATTTTATTAAAATCTTATTTTTAATTATTTCTACAAAATGTATTCTATCAAATTTATTTTTTTTATCTCCAAATGCTTCAGACATAGCAGTATCTGTACATATAACATGACCATTATATTTTATTTTAACACCACCTATATATGGAGTATGTCCTAAAATCATATATCTACAATTAAATTTATTCAATACATATTTTACATCGCTGTATATTTTTGGTGTTTCCTGTTCTGTGTTAGAATAAATTCTACTCCATAATATACTATTTTCTGATATAAATAAATCATTAAATGTTTTATCTTGTAAATTAGAATCTTTGTTATATAATGTTGATCTCATTAGTTCATTTATTTCTTGTATAGTAAATTTACTTGCTATGTCTTTGGATATACCTGCGTGACATATTAGACAATTATTTATTTTTATAACTGGATTCCATCCACATGCCAAATAATTACAAAAATTACCACCAACTTTGAAATACTCTTTACGTTCATTAAAATTATTAAAATGACGCATTCCTAAATTACTAACATAATCAAATATACCCATTATATTCATTAATTCATGATTCCCAATAATTGGATGATATCCACCACCACTTAAATAGGATTCTATTTGTAATTTTAATATGAAACTGATTAATATGAATTCCGAATCTTCGTCACTATAATGATCACTCCTTGGCTTTCTATCTAATACATCTCCTACTTGTATAACATGAATTTTTTCACCTATCCATCTATCTTGTATATTTATTAAATTGGCTTTTCTTAAACAACTTTTAAAAGCATTTAAATCTCCATGTATGTCACCAAATACTATTACTTTTTCAATTTTATCATACTGAGCTTTTTGATAATATGAAAATATTTCATTATATTGATTTTGTGATAAATCCATATATTACTATTATATAATATTTTTATTATTATATCTAATTATATCGTCTGATTATTATTATACACCTTTGAATATCCATTCATAATTTCACAATAATATATTTTATTATATCTATTATTTATGATAAATTATTATTATTCAATATTGTCATTATATTATCTATTTGATTTTGTAATTCTGTATTTTTGCTTTCTAATGCGGTGTTATTTGATTCCAGTTCTACTACCTTTTTTTCTAATACGTCCACTTTTTCTTTTTCTTCCAATTGTAATCTGTCTATCCCTTGAATAGCGGAATGATGTAAGGCAAATATTGTGGATTTGTCTATTGTAAGAAAATCATTTGCTTTTTTTCCATAACAGAAGACATGTTGATAAGAAGCATCGAATGTAAATGTGTCATCACTATTTCCAATAATTTCTTTTTCAATTTCATTACCAGACAACTCATTTTTTACCATGAATTTATATGTGATACCGCTTACATCTGTCAAATCTGATGACATCTTGTAAGTAGTATTTTCACTTATACTAGATACTATTTCTTCCCAAGTAATATTTTCTAACATACGATATTCGTCAGGTATGAATTCCGTTACTGTTGTAATTGCCATTGGTAAAATCTCTTTTACTTCTTGTGCGATAAACCCAATTGTTTTTTCATTACCTTTACTAATGTATTCAAAATAACGGCACGGAATATCACGAATTTGTTGTAATGCCAAATCATCAGGAACATCCACAATGTTTTTTTTAATTCGTCTATCACTAAACTCAGTCAAACTATAACAAGTTATAGTTCCATTGGTGTATATACCTATAGAACTACTATCACTAACAGCAACACCAACACCACCTGCAACAATTAAAGCACCAGATGTTGATGAACTGGAAGCAGTAGTATTATTAATATTAACAACACCATCTGCTGATACAGTAACTCCTGTTGAAGAACCCAATGTTGTTATACCAGTAACATCAAGGGTTGTATCAAATATAACAGATTGATCTACATTTAAAGTACCTTTAATTGTTGTAGCAGAACCGGAATAACCCATGTCAATAGCACCACCTCCTATAGTTGTTTTACCTGTTGAAGTAGCAAATATATTATTAGCATTTCCTGTAGTTCCATTAGTAATATTACCACCATTTAGAATTAAATCTCCTGTTAATGTTGTTACACCAGTAACATCTAATGATCCACCAATAGTTGCGTTTGTTCCCATAACAACTGTTCCTGCGGTCATTGTTGTTGTTGCTGTTCCAGAACTAATAGTAAGAGCATTATTACCAGAAGTATCAATTGTGGATGCAGTATCAAAACTTAATATTGTTGCTGCAACATCTAATGATTGACCACTATCACCAATACTATCAGTAAAAACATTAGCCCATCTTACTCCAGTTGTTCCTAAACTATCAGTACTATCTGTATCAGATACTATATTACTACCACTTGTAATACCACCTGTATGAACAGATGTAGCTGTTAATGTTGTTATCCCGGTAACATCAAGAGTTCCACTTGCTGTCATATTTGTAAATGTTCCTGCACCAAATACAACATCACCTGCTGAACCGCTGAAAACTTCACCAGAATTTGTAGCATCTTTTATAAATGTGAATGATGAAGAAGTCTCATCATAACCAAAAAATCCTAATTTTCCTTGATCTGTAGAATCAGTTCCAGTATGGTATACAAATTCGATACCTCTATCTCTGCTATCATCTGCTACAAATACCAGTTTCACTCCATCAGAAATAGTCATTGCAGCACTAAGTGTTAGCGAAGTTCCACTTATTGCTGATACTGTTGTACCATTAGTAATACCAGTACCATTTACAGTATTACCTACACTAATACTTTCATTTGATGACGATAGAGTAACTGCTATACTATTACTGACAACACCATTAACAACAGCAGTTGTTCCACCTAGTGTCATAACAGGATCATCAACAGTAACAGTTGTACTATTAATTGTTGTTGTTGTTCCATTTACTTTTAAATCACCGGTTACAGTTAAGTTATCTCCAATTGTTACTTCAGATGTAGTATGTCCAATAGCAATATCACCACCTGATGTTGATGTACCTATATTAACACTATTATTACCATTAATATTAACATTATTAGTACCATTAATATTAACATCATAATCATTTATAACTACACCACCATCATTTCCATTAATATTAACACCACCAGCACCACTAAATGTTAATGAACCATCAGATGTAGAATATGTTGATGATACTAAGGATGTAATATTACCACTAATAACAACTTCTCCTGTTCCATTTGGTGTAATTGCGATATTACCATTTGCTCCATCTACAATTGTAATTGTGCCAGTTGTAGAATTACCTGTTTTTAATGTTAGGTCATTATCACCATTAGATTGGAATATACCAGATGCGCTACCAGTACCAGAAGCTACTATTCCATTAATTAATACAGTGCCGTCAATACTATTAGTAATAGTTTCATCATTTTCAAGTATAATACCTGCAGATCCTGTTACATCTAAACTTGTACTTGCTGTAATAGTTGTAAAAGAACCTGTAGCACTGCTTGTACCATTTACTGTAAAATTACCGGTTACAGTTAAATTATCATTAATTGTGACTTCTGATGTACCATGACCAATTGAAATAGGAACACCTGTTGTTGCTGTACCTATATTAACACCACCAGATCCATCAAGTGTTAAATTACCACTTCCTGCATCTAAATCAATAGCAATAGCATTAATATTTACTAAAGTAGATGCATCATTGCCAACTGTGATTGTCTTAGCAACAGCTTCTGTACCAAAGTTAATAGCATCATTACCAACAGTATCAATTGCTAAAGCTCCTCCTGAACGAAGGGTCGTAGCACCATCAGAAGTAATATTTAATACATTACCTGAAATAGCAGTTGTAGCATTATCAACAGAACCTAAAGTTAAATTACCAGTTCCATGAGGGTCAATATTTATAGAACCATTAGAAATAGTTTCTATTTCCACACTAGCACCTGTAACCGTTGTATTAGCATCAGAAGTAATAGTTAATGTCCCAGAATTAATATCTATATTACCAGTTGTTGTAATATCTACTTCGGATGTATTACCATTAATATTTATTCCATCATATCCAGTAAGTGATAATGATCCCGCACTAGTAGAATAGGTGGATGATGACGAAGATGTAATTGTTAATGGATTTGCTGTAATAGTTGCACCTGTTGTACCATCATGTGTAATAGTAAAATCATCATCAATACCCATTGATAATACAGAATTGTCACTCTTGAAAAATAAATCTTCTCCTATATACAAATCTTCTCCTATATACAAATCTTTCGCAATACCAGCCCCACCAGCTACTTGTAATGCACCTGTAGTCGAACTATTTGATTCACTTGTACCTGGAATTATAACACTTTCGGATGATGTACCCAAAAGTACTTGGTTGTCACCAGTTGCTTGAGAGTTATATCCAATCGCAGTAGATTTACTCCAATTACCTGTTGATTGTGCCCCATATCCAATAGCAGTATTATATTCACCTGTTGTGTTACTTTCGAACGAATTCACACCTAAAGCAGTATTACGAGAATTTGTAAGACCAGTCGCAGTAGATTTACTCAAAATACCTGTTGATTTTTCACCATATCTAATATCAATATTACGAGAATTTGTATTACCAGTGTTAGTATTACCTGTGTTAGTAGAACCTATATAGGTATTCTCTAATTCATTATTTATTACAATATTATCAGTTATATGTATATTCTTTGTATATATATCCTTAAATTTTTTATTTGTCTGACCTAAATTACACAATCCATCTGTTCCTGATTGTATTGATTCAATATCAGTATTTCCAATAACAGCTATGTTATCTCCTTGACCAATTGCATCAGAACCAATAACAATTGAATTTTTATCAGTGCTTGCTTTCACCAATGATTTATGTCCAATTGTAACATTATTTGATCCTGTTTTAATATTATTTCCAGATAATAAACCAATATTCGTATTTGATAAAGAATTAAATTTATTAAAAGATGTAAATGAATTATTAAAAATTAATTTATTATTATTTTTAGACATATTTATATAAAATAATAAAAAAATATTTTAATTATAATTATAATAAATATGTAAATATATTTATTATAAAATAGATAACTTTTGAAGATTTAAATAATTAAATTAACTTGTAAAATTTTCAAAACAATTTACATTTGATATATAATTATTTGATACTAATATATATATTTTAACTCCTAATTCATAGTTTTTCTTTTGATTAAATATTTTAACTCCATCCACAATATAACATTTTTGAATATTTTTAAAACTGGACTTCTCATATATCATATCAAAAATTGAATCGATTACTTCATGCATACTATATTTTAAATTTTTCATAAAAATAATATAATTTGTTATAGTCATGATCTTTTCTAATTTTTTCAATTTAATATTATACATTTCTGACATCTTTTTTAGTATTTGTGTTTTATTATTTATTTTTTTATGTTTAAATTCTATTTTTAACGTTTTTAATGGGTCTTGGTAATATTTTTTCAATATTATTAAACTTTCAAAACATGAATAAGCACCTGTATAAAACAAACCCCATGGTGATTTATCAGTTGGATAATATCCAGATATTATTGAAAAACACATTTTCTGATTATTATAAAATTTACTAACAAATTCATTAACAGTTTCATAATCTGAATTTCGAAATTTTATATTTGGTGTCATAAAATAGATACAAGAGCGATAATCACTTAATATATAAAATATTTCTTTTAATAATGAAATTAAATTTGGATAATTTAATAGTTTGTGAAAAAATATTAAGTAATCTTTGTCATTTTTTATCTTTAACTTACTCAAATTATATTCATAATATAAAATAAAATGCCCTACATCACTCTTTAATACTAAATTATTAGATTTATAATAATCCATTATAATATTAAAATTTTTCAATATTTTATGAATTTTATCTTTATTTTTTTTGATTTCTTGTAATATAGGTTCTTGTGCACTTGGGTGTGAAAATACTTTTAACATGTTCATCAATATAATAATATTTTTAGGGTTATTCAAAAAAATATTTATTTTATTGAATAATTTATTATTACCATCGCAAAATTTATCCATATCTATTTTTTTGACCTTTATACTCTTCATTATTGCATTTTTTTTATCTTGTTTATTTTTATCATTTTTATTTTTACATTCCTTTTCACATTTTTTGTTATTATTTGGTACATTTTTTTGGTTATTCTTTAGTACATTTTTTTTATCATTTTTTTGGAGTGGATTTTTCGAAAATACCTTAATGATTATGTCTTTATTCATAATATATTATTAAATGATATAATTTTTATGAATGATTGCAATTAATAAAATCTTTATTTTTATCATCTAAAAAAAATATTAATCCCTGATTGCAAAATAAACAATAATTATCATTTTTATTAAATACTAATGGGTGTTCTCTGTAACTTACAAATTCAATTACTTTATTAATATTGAACACCTTGAACATCTTGTACATATTTTTTCGAATTAATAAATAATTTAATATTTCATGATTTGGTAAGAATTTCATTATACTATATAACATATCAAATGGTAATCGGTGAATCATTATTATTATTATTTATATTATATTTTTTTTGGAATTCTTCTATATCTGTTATTTTTTTATATTCTAAATTTTGAAAATCTTCTTTCATTAATATATTTACTTTATCTAATGTTTCTTGATTATAATATTCATAAAATTTTTTATGATTCCTAACGTTTAATTTTTCTTCTTTATTATGTAAAAAATCCACAATTCCTATATTTTTTAAAATATTTTCAAAATCCTCATCTAAATTTTCAAAATGTCCTATAAAATTCATATAATTCTTGGCTTTTTCATTTATCATTGACCTATATTGTGCCATAAATGTATGCATATATTCAACATCATTACATGTATTTTTTAAATTTAAAAAATTTTGAAATGGAATATTAAATCTATTTACATGATTCCATGCACTTACAATTCTATCATATGGATCTCGTACAAAACAAAATTTATAATATGTATCCCATTTTTGTGGTGTCATATTCATTTTTTTATTCAAAAAGGGCGATGTTTTATAATAAGTTATTACGCCATGCACTCTATTTTCATAATTTATATATTTTTTCTTTTTTTTATCAAAACAAAATTTAGTATGATCAGGTCTTCTTAAATAATATGTAGAAAATCCATAATATTTTTTTAAATTCATCGCAATTGTTGTACCTCCTGTTTTATGTATATGAATAAATATAGCTTTTAAATCATGATTTATACTACACATTCAATTAAATTATATATATCTTTGATTATTTAAAATGAAACGAAATTTAAAAAGATTTATAAAGAATTATAGTAATTAAAAAATTGATTTTAAAAAAAAACTAATTTAATATATAATTATTAAAATGGGTTGTTTTACAATTTATTCTCCAATTACCGGTCTTCCTATAGAATTTTATTATGAAGATAATAATGAAAATAAACGTAAATATGAACATTTAAATGAAGCTGTTGTTGTTCTTCCTGACGGTTCAATTACAGAAATAGGAAGTCATGATAGTTATGGTCGAATAATTACACCAAATGCTACATATTCGTGTAATGATGATGAATCCGATGAGTATCAAACAGGAATCGCTATATCCAATAGTTTATATAAATTAATGTTACTTAACCCTAAATTTGAAGATTTTACGAATAAAACAAAAAATTTATATTATTATCTTAAAAATTATAGTGTTCCAATTCAATCCAAAGTTATGAGATACAATGGATCACAATTGTTATCATTAGAAAATATTTTAAAAGAAGACCTTATTTATTTTGTTGATCCATTTTTAGAAGAAAAAATAGAAGAACCTTTATTGGGTAAAACACTTATTCGAGGAATTAGAAAAATAAATGGTAAAAAAAATAAGATTTTTCTTAACAAATTAATTGAAAACTTTTTAGATTTTATTCCAAAAAAAAAAGAAGAAAAAAACAATTTTTCCAAAGAGTATCTTTTACTTATGTGTAAAATGATGACTGAATGTAAAGATATTACCGATGAAAAACAAAAAGAAATAGATAAATTAATCGAAGATTTTACAAAATAAAACTTGTTTTATCTATTTTTATATTATCTACATTCAATCAAATTATGTAAGTAAAAATAAATAATTTATAATTTAATAATTTATAGTTACTTAACTATTAACTATTAGTGACTATACATAAATAATTCACTAACTATTTAGCGACTAATATGATATAATGCGGTGATATAAATTATAACTTATCTCTTTCTTTATTATGTTAAATGAAAATAGTCCTACAATAATTCAACCTCAAAATATAAATATTAAATTAAAAAATCATCAACTCACATCCATTCATAAAGCATTATCTATTGAAAAATTTAACATAGTATCATATGGAATTATGAATGATAAACCTGGTTCTGGTAAGACATATACTATTTTAGGGTTAATATATCATACAAATAGTAAAAATAATCTAATTGTTGTTCCACAAAATCTAATATCACAATGGACTAATTCGATCATTACTTTTAGCGACGGATTATTAAATTTCAAAAAAATATTAAACTATTCTGATATAACTGAATTATATAATGAAAATAATCGTGAATTCAATGATAACCATAACCATATTTATTTAACTTCTTCTTTGTTTTATCATTCATTATGTACAACCATTAATTCATGTTTCTTAAAAATGAATCGAGTTTTTTTTGATGAAATTGATAGTATTAGTAATATATTAATCTATAAAATAAATGCAGATTTTATTTGGTTTATAAGTGCATCATTTAATTTCCAAAAAACAGGTGCATATAATATTGACACATCTTTATTACATGATATATCTATTAAATGTGAAGATAAATTCATAAAAAAATCATTTGAATTAGAAGATTATATTGAATATAAAATAATATGTACAAATTTCTATTTAGATAATATTTTTAAAAATGTTATTGATGATGATGAAATTACGCTACTTAATGCATTAGATTATAGTAATTTAAAACGTAAATTTCATAATAAAATTGCTAATAATGAACTTGAAGCCATTACATATCTTATTAAAGATAAAAAAGATATTATAGAAATTGAAAAAATAAGAATTATTGACCTTGAAGAATCGATTAAAAAAAATAATAACGATATTAAAAAAAAAGATCTCATTAAAATTTTGAATAAATCACAAGAAACATTAGATACTACGCAAGAAAAGTTGGATCTAATTCTGGATAGATTAAAAGAAAATAATTGTTGTCCATTATGTTATGAAGAATTAAAAAATAAAAAAACAGTTATTAGCCCATGTTGTCAAAATAATATATGTTACAATTGTTCTGAAAATTGGTTTATTGGATTAAATAAAACAAATTGTATTTATTGTAATACGGAAAATATAAAATTCGAACATTATATCTTAATTAAAAATGAAGAAAATGACCTAAATAAATGTACTGTTTGTGATACATTAATAGATGATGAAAATGATAAATATTACAGTACTTGTTGTGATAAAATTGGATGTCAAAAATGTATTAAAGAATGGTTTTTTAAATTACTCAAAAAGGAATGTTTATTTTGCCATAATAAAGAAATACTGTATAATAATTTTAAAAATAAATCACAACATGACGAAATGACGGATAATATCAAAAATGGAATTAAATATATTAATAAGTCAAAATTACAATTCATAAAAAATTTTTTAATGACTAAAACACATAAAAATTCGAAAATTATTCTTTGTTCTCAATTTCCTAAAATTTTTCAGGATTTAATTATTTTATTGAAGGAATTTACTATTCCATTTATTGAATTAGATAATGGAAATATAAATGATATTAATAAAAATGTATTTGAATATAATTATGGTAATACACATGTATTATTATTAAATTCTAATTTATTTGGATGCGGATTGAATTTAGAAATTACAACAGATATATTATTTTTACATAAAACACCACATGATCTTCAAACACAAATTATTGGAAGAGCACAACGTCCTGGTAGAAAAAATAAATTATGTGTATGGTTTATTATGCATGAAAATGAAAATTATTATAAAGAACCCGAAAATCAATATTTCATTCAAGATATAAATAGTGATAATTTAGTTGAATATGAAAACGATATAGATATCATAAAAGATGACAATGATGAAAAAGTAACTATTTATCCTAATTAAAAAAATCGATACTATTTAAAAAAAATAAGAAATTAATACAATTAATAAAAAATCAAAGATTGAACAATCTTAAAAATGGGAAACTTTTTCGTTACTGAAAAGCACATAGATGAGACTATTACAGAATTAATGTGTAATATTAGATACCTGCTTCAAAGAAGGGTAGTTAATTCACAATCAGAATGCAAACAAATGGATTGGTCTAATCGAAAGAAGTGTAATTATGATCCAGGATTTAAAAAATGTAAAGAATATATTGACCAATTGGTTGCTAAATCTCCTAAATATTTAGGACATATGTATACTGCTGATACATTATTCACAAGACTAATCAACCTTTTTGTGGAATTTAAAGTCAAGAATGATTATTCTTGTGATTTTGCATGTATTGGAATAAAAGATATACTTAAACACGTTTCTTATCTTCATTATGATTATGACCCTCCTGGAAGTTATTTTAAATCATTGATTAAACCAACAGGAGATAATAAACATATTAAATCGCAAGAGTATTCGAAGGAGATACAAATTAAAGCTACGGAAACAACAGATTTAATAACTGTAACATTTCGAATGATATTCTTGATGAATGACGACAGCTTTTCGATTGATTCTGTTGATGTTCTTAACGAAGATGGTAAAGTAATTGAATTTGTTAAAAAAGAAGAATCAAATTTGACCAGTCGAACTGGTATTTTAACTCTTGGTGAAGTGAAGGATATTATTGCAAATTGTGTTGAAGACAATAAAAGCGTTACATTTGGTAAAAATAACTATGAACCGATCCGTGCTGATAGTACCAGTTCTGATGCTGATACAGTCTTGACTGGAAAATGTTATCGTACTAACTCTGCAGAAGCCTTCGATGATGATAATATAGTAACCCTATAATTATCACATAACAATGTATATAAAAATCCGAATAATTTTTTAACATTATATAAATTATAAATAAAATAAAATAAAATAATGTTTTATATTTTTAATTTCATTATATTCCATGGTATATTAGTATTACAATATGGACATAAATCTTTTTCTTTTTTTATAAAAATAAATTTAAAATTTTCGTAACATTTAATTGCTGGAATATTATTTTCTTTAACTTTTAAATTATATATTTTAAATTTATCTTTTAATAAATTTAGCAATTTACCAAGTGTTATCTTACAGAATCCTTGATTTCTATATTTTATATTTGTATGTATCATATCAAAATAAACAGATTTTGCATTATTTGTGTGACTTAAGCGAATACAACTAATAATCTCATTATTTTTATACAAAAAAAAATAATTAACATTTTTTGGATAAATCTTTATGTCTTGTTTTATTAAACTATCTATCTTGTAATTTGGATTATGTTGGTGATTTACCATAATTTCTTCAAATGAATTAATTAATTTTTTATTATTTTTCATCAATATTATTAAATCATTGATATTAAATAAAAAATAATTATATTTAATATTTTTTATCATTATATTTCCTTTTTTACTATCAATCATATAAAATATAGAAATATAATTATAAATAAAATATTAGATTAATTGTTAATTTACAAAGGGTGTAAAAAAAATAGAAAGAATAATTAAAATTATATTTTTTTTAAAAAATTTATAAATTCATATTTAAAATTCATTATTTTTTCATGTCCAATATGAAAATTATTTAATTTTTTTATATCATTATAATAATTATTATCAAAATATGTATCATGTTCAATATTTTTTATTATTTTTTCTATATTTTCTAAATTATCACAAATTGGAAGTTTATTAAAAATATCCGGATATTTAAAAAACAATGTTTTATCAAATGAATTAATTTTATACTGAAATAATATTGTTTTTTTATTAAAATTAATATTCTCAAAAAATGATGTTCCACCTCCTGTGATAATACATAAAAAACATTTTAAATAATCACCTAAATATTTATCGTGACTTAATAATTCAATATTTTTATAATTACTTATTAAATATTTTTCGAAGTTTTTAATATTTGTTGTAAATTTTATTTTAATAAATATTTTTTTATCAGGATAAATTTTTCTAATTACATCAATTAATTTAAAAATAATATTATCTTTGATTTGTTCAACTGTTTCACCTATAAAAATAATAATTTCATTTTCTCTTTTTTTAACTTTATTATATAAATAATTATTTAAATCAAATTGTGGTAAACTATTTGTTTTTATTATATTAGTTTTTCTAAAATTTGAATTAAATAATAGTTTTTGATAATTTTCACAACATGTTACTATTTTATATTTAAATCTATTTAATAATGGTGATCTATTGTCAAATGTTCTAATAACACGGTCTCCCTTTTTTTTATTTACAAGTTGATCAATATCAAATACCTTATATAATCCATGATGTATATATATTTTTATTATATTTTTGTTTATTCTTTTTTCAATTCTATCATTAAATTTTTCATTAATATATTCTGAAATAAATGGAAATACACACATCAATATAATATCATATTTATTTAATGTATCAATAATATTATCTAAATCATCAGTTAAAAATTTAATATTATTGTGTTTAATATTATTGTGTTTTATATAATAATTATTTAAAACTTTTTGTTGATGAGATGGTTTATTATGCGATTCTGTAAATAAATAATCTATATTATAATTTTCAATATTAAATATATTTCGTAAATGTCTCTCATTATTATGATTATGAATTTGTGGAAATATAAAACAAATATTCATTTATATACCCACATAATAAAAAAATTTATTTAACTATAATATTAAATTATGATTATAGTAAGTTTATTTAATATAATTCTAAAATATACTTACTATAATGAATGATAAAAAAATCATAAATGTATTCCATAATGATTGGGATGATGTTATTATTGTGAATGATACTATATTATATAAAAAAAACAATGAAAATAATAAAACAACTGATTTTTTTATAAATAATCATTTTTTAAAGATTACGTGGAATGATAAATACATAGATTATTTTCTATCCTATGATGCAATAAATTATTATCAATATACAGAAAAATACTACTATTACTTTTTTAAAAATTATTCTTGTTATTTGTTATAATAAGTATTAAATAATATTTATATAATATAATGAAATATACATCATATATACCAAATGAATTAGTGAATTATATTTATTATTTAACAAATAATAAATGTCATGTTTGTCAAATTTATTGTAAAATACCTTATAAAAAATTAAGAGCGTTTTATTATTGCTCGGACAAATGTTATTTACATACTTAATTATGTGAATATATTTACAATTTCTTCTAGATTTTTATTTGCCCTATTATTTATTATTTCACTACATCTATATGATGCTGATTTATTTTTAGTCTGTACTTGATAAATATCTATTGATATATTGAATGTATAACTTGAATAAGAACCTAATCCTAAAATACTTTTTTCTTTTACTGTTGTATTATTTTTTATTAATGCAAATGTAAAATAATTATTTTCCATTTCTTCACTTAATTCCATTTTTTCATTACATGTTTCATCTAATGAAGAAATTTTTGTTTTTATATTTCTTAAAATATTACTATAAGCTGATATATCACCATTAAACGCACGAAATATATCAATACATTCATTCATAATATTTCCAACTTCAATTGTTAATTGTTTTTTTTTTATTTTTTTGACAATTTGTCCATGACGGTTTAATCCATATTCTGGATTTGCACTAAGTTCTGGATGCTCTTTTTTTACGCACTCATCCAAAGCAAAAAATCTTTCACTTCCTGAAAATGTATCTACTCTGAAAATTTTGATTCCAAATGGACTTGTCATATTATATGTTTCACTATCATCAATCCATTTATTTCTTACAGATTCAGATGGACATATATTACATGTTTGTCTATAGTAAAAACCTTTACCATCTTGATTATGTTCCGGTGACCTATATGACCACATTTGTTTTGTATCTAAACAAAAAAAACAAGAAATATTATTCATCTTATCTTGAATTTTATTAACTCTTTGTTTCTCAATACTTGAACCTTTCTTGTATTTTTCGACACAATCATTCATTTCTTGTTTGATTAACATATTGTTTTCTTGTATAGTTTCCATTAAGTATATATAAAAATATTTATTTAAATAGAAATATAATTATAAATAAAATATTAGATTAATTGTTAATTTAAAAAAAATAGAAAGTATAATGGATGATACGAAAATCATAAATGTATTCCATAATGATTGGGATGATGTTATTATTGTGAGTGATACTATATTATATAAAAAAAACAATGAAAATAATAAAACAACTGATTTTTTTATAAATAATCATTTTTTAAAGATTACATGGAATGATAAATACATAGATTATTTTCTATCCTATGATGCAATAAATTATTATCAATATACAGAAAAATATTACTATTACTTTTTTAAAAATTATTCTTATTATTTCATTTCTGATGTTAATATAAATAAACTATATTTAGCAAATCACGTATTGAATATATGCTATGATTTAAATAGTATAGAAATGTATTATTTCTTTGATTTACATGAAAATGAATTTATATTGTATAATGAAGATAATACTGCGAAGAAAATATATATAAATTTTCAGAATAAATATTTTGAAAAATCCTACTTTACTCAAAATTTTACATCTATTGAATTGCAAAATGAAACATTTAATAATAAATTAGTATTGGGAATAAAGAATAATGAATTTTACAATAATGTAAATATAAAGGGTAATTATAAATTATATGGCGACTATTTACAATTGATTTATTTAAATCAAAATAAAATCTATTCTTTATCAAATAATAATAATAATGCTAATAATACTACTTTCTATGAAGAAATAGATATAAATGATCATTGGATACATATAGATGATTTTGAATTCAAAACGATTAAAAACAATATTAAAACGATTTTATTTATAACAAACCATATTGTAAATGACGATTTACTTTATTATTTATCAAAAAGTAATTTTAATATCATATTATTTGACCACTTAAAGAATAAGAGCAACAATATAATTTATCAGAATATTCATATTATTTATTATAAAAGTAATGACCTTAGTTTTTTGAAAGATAAAATAGAAAAATATAAAAATATAAAATATTATTTTTCGAATATTAGTGATTTTGTTTTGAATAACAAAATAAATATTTATGATGAAATAATAAACACAAATCCATCACAAGATTTAAAAAAAATAATCGATTTAAATATAAAAAACAATGGAGAAAAATATGAAAAATACGTAAATAATATTGGTATTACAAATATCAATAAATTAGAAGATAAGAATATACAAACTATTAAAAACAGCAATATACCTAAAATACTCCATTTTATTTGGGTGGGTGATAATCAATTTCCTCCTCAATATTATTTATTTTTAAATAGTTGGTTAGAAAAGTATAAAGATTTTATTTTTTGTTTTTGGAATGATACCAATTTATTTCCATTATTCAATCAAAAAATATATGATAAATCGATTACATATGCCCAAAAATCTGATATAGCACGATATGAAATTTTATATAATTATGGAGGTATTTATGTTGATTCCGATTTTTATGCAATAAAGAATATTGAGAATTTACTGGAAGAAACTGATTTTTTTAGTGGATTTGAAAGTGATGATTTTATTGCGATTGGATTAATGGGTTTTGAACGCAAAAATAATTATTTAAAGAATTTAATCGTAAATATTGAATTCAATTATTACATAAATCTTGAAAAGAATATACCTAATCAGACAGGTCCTGTTTATTTTACAAATTTTTATAATAATTATATAAATAATTATGACGAAAATAAATATAAATTTTTTGAACCTATGTATTTTTATAATTATAGTTTTCAAGACAAATTAAATAAAAAACCTATTACTTTTAATAAGAATCATTATTGTTTTCATAATTGGGGATATTCATGGGATATTAATAAATCTCATGATAAATATATCTATTATCATATTTTAAAATTTATTTTAAACAATAATATCAAATTACTTGATAATGATACCAACAATGATACCAACAATGATACCAACAATGATACCAATAATATATATGATGCGGGTGATAATACGAATTTATTTGCTATATCTGAATTTTATAAAGATAAAATATTTTATGCGAATAATGTCCAAAATGTCCAAAATAAGATTACTATTATTCATATAATGGGTTATTTTTTCACTGGTGGTATCGAAAAGTTCATGTTAAATTTTAATAAATATGGAGACCATAAAAAATTCAATTATATATTATTATTTTTAAATAAACCATATTATGAAGTCAAAACAAATTTGAATAATTTCACATGTTATACATATCAAGATAACAATGAATTATTAATTTTATTAAATTTATTAGACCCGTCATTAATATTTGATCATTATTCTCAATATATTGATAATTATATATATAAAAATAATATTTATCAGAACATAACATTCCATGTCATACATTCCGCAATTAATTACAATAAAAATATTGAGGATATAAATATACATAGATGTATTCATTTATATAATGAAGAAAATAAGCATCATTCATGGAATACTATTAAACATAATTATTATAATTCATTGGGTATTGATATAAATAATAAAATGGAATTAAATGATATTAAAAAAATAAAAGATGATATTATTCGATTAAATAAATATATAACTATTGGAATTATTGGACGCATTGTCGAAGAAAAGATACCAATATTATTTTTTGAAAAATTATGCAAATTATCTTTGCTAAATGTGAATATTTGTATTCATATATATGGTAGTCAAAATAATATATTTGGGTGCGACGATTATAATACTAAATTTAATCAATTAATAGAAAAATCGAACATTGAATTATATGGGCAAATAAAATATGAAAAGATAAATGAAATTTATGAGAAAATAAATTATTTATTAATACCTTCTAAATTTGAAACAGGTTCTTATACGTGTTTAGAGGCATTATCTTATGGAATTCCAATTATAGCACGAAATAATTATGGTTTAAAAAAAATAATTAAAAATAATATTTCAGGACATTTA